CGACAAAGTAGATATCAATAACGAAGAGATTTGTTCTATTGGCGTCGCAGTAGATGTAGAAGGGAACGGATTGACCGCTGAGTTAGTTTACCTGACCCCAATTCGCTGCGTCCAGCAGGCCATTGTCGATTTTTTTCGTCTAATAAATGATTCAATTAAAAAATAACGGTGGTTTCTTTTCTATGAACAGCACCACCTGTTAACCGAATCGCGATGCCAGCGCGGTAGCTTCGTCTGAGAAATCAGCGTGGCAACAATACGACTTTGCTTGTCGTGAGACATTCAAATAATCGGGCTAAGGGGAGGGCGGAAGCTCTTCCCTTTATGCCATCAATTCAGGAGAGAAACTATGGAATTTGTTTTATTACTGGGTCCTGAAGATCCGGAAGCTATCAAGTATGAAAAAGAACTTTTAGACATGTTTCATGCCATGGATAAAAATGAAGCGACTTTATGGAAATCGAGAAGTAATCTCGACATCCTGACTAACGAGTTAAAAACAGAAAAACTCATTGATCGTTGGACTGATCAAACTAACATTCTTCTGGTAGTAGATAAAGAGAATGTCGTAGGGTTTGTTGAGTATATACCACCTGTCGTAAACGGAAGTGTTACGTGGATGTCGATTAATTATCTGTACATCAAACGACATTATCGAAAAATGGGCTACGGGAAGGCACTGGTAAAACAAGTTAGAATGTTTGCTAAGCACCTCTCGGTTGACCAAGTTAGCCTGTCTGTCCACGTCTCTAACGTAAATGCCCAGAAATTCTATGAGTCTCAGGGTTTTCTGGAACAAACCAAATACATGTGTGTAAAACCATGACGTTCCAGTGGACCGGGATGGATTGCCCTATGTGCCAAGCTATGCACTGTTCTCAAGTATACGATGAGGACGACAATGAAATAACTTGGGAATGTAGGGAATGTAAACATTTTTGGCTAGAACCTATCGATGCTGAAAAACCGACCAGATCAGAATTAAACCAAAGGAGGAATCATGTTCGCTAAGAACGCACTTACTATTTTTATCGGGATGCAAAGATTAAATCTGTTTTCCGCAGTTACTGCAAACCCGTATGAAAATACTCAGCTCAAGATAAAAGAGAGACCAAGTCATGAACTTAACCGAACACTTGCTCGAACGTCATTACGACGTAAACCGCTACCCGACTAATTGGTTAACAGAAACCAGCCTTACTGTACCTTTGTTTGGTTTCGATTATAAACTGCGCGGTTATCAGGTTTATACACCCGATGCCCCTAAGAAAACAAAGAACCCTAAAGAAGCCCGTTATTTCACGAGACTCCACGGCAACGTTGGTGTTTTTGGTTTAGAAATTAGAACTGAAACCCGGTCCCGTATTCTTAACGGAGTCTGTCTTTAAATCAGCCAGTCTTCATGCCCTGGGCTTAAATAGCTGGAGCGCATTAGGTTCTGACCTTTCCCCTCAACTAAAACAACAGTTATTATTACTCCCCTACGAATTTGTTTGTTTGGGAGACGATGATAAAGCAGGTGAGAAGTTTAGTCGTAACTTCCGCAGAGGGTCGACTAGTCGTGATTTAGACGAACTCACAGAAGAAGAAAGACTTTCTGTAGTTAAACCTTTTCTTGAGAGAAAATAATGAAAAATATTTTATATACCATTGTTTGTGTGCTATTACTAGGTGCGGGCGCATTGTCTTTTATGGGTTTACGTGATACCGACGGGGCTAAACGAATACTTGAAAATAATGGCTATACTGAAGTAAAAGTTTCGGATGACTTTACTTTAGGCTGCGCCAAAAATGAAATTTATCGCACTCACTTCGAAGCGTTATCACCCGCCGGTAAATTTGTAACAGGGACAGTTTGTAAAGGGATTGTCAAAGGTTCAACAATTCGTTTCGATGACTGAATTACCGAGTGGAGACCTAGGTCTCCACTCGGTTTTATGCATATATCACTGTAAGGAATAACGTAATCTGGAGGATTAAATTGTGAACGATAAAATTTATTTCGTTACAATACTTGTCAAGCAGTTCAGTAAATTGCTCTATGAAATCGAAACTCAGCTTTTATTAGCACGTATATGTTCGACAGAATCGGTTAATAAGAAACAATTACAAATAACGATACGGAGAGCAGAATGGTACTATCTATTACTCGTTAGACTGCGGGGGTTCAGTTACGGACTTACTGGGAGATTACTGGGCGTAGGCCCTCAGGCGGTTAGAGAGCGCACATTGAAAGGCGCGCGGTTCTTCTGTAATTCAAGGTTCCCGAGAAACCGAGAAAAACAAGATCTCTTTTTTGCACTTATTGCTGTACATGTTTATTTCGAAGAGGGTCAACTCTCCGATGCAGTGGAACAGTTTAAAGAAGACCAGAAACTGTTAAAAGGTTATCAGGATGCTTATTATTCCATCTGGCCGATGTATAATGCCCCAAACACCTTTAGCAAAACAAAAGAAGAATTACGCGATAAATCTACAGTGATGGAAGAATTGGAAAAGATTTATCATGATAAAAAGTCTGCTGTTGGGAAAGCTATAGCAAAAGGCGAAATAACTAATATAGTTAAATTAGATATTACGAAAGTACGTCGAATGTTTGCTACACTGGCCAGAGCTAAAGGCGCAACGTTTGCAAAGATCGGATTGGCTTTAGACATCACTAATGAACGTGCTCGCCAACTGGATGCATTCGGGTACCGAGATTTTAAATATCCGCATTATATCGATGAGAAGGGTATCGAACGAAGAATTAATGAGGTCAGTAATCGGAACCGTAAAGAAAGTTTATGTTCTGAAACTGAATTGAACGAAGAAGGCGCCCTGATAAAAAGCTATTTCAAAAAATTAAATGAGGTAAAATAATGAACACTGTCCTGACAGAAGACCAAGTTAAGAAACATGTTGAACTCGCCGCGAAAAGATTTTTATCTGAGAGCGTTACTGCGTGTAATTTTTATTACACCAACATGTACGACTTTAAGTTCCAGTCGACGTCTGCACCAACCCCAGGTGAAAAGACACCCTGGGAAAACTTTCTTTACTACCTTAATCTCATCGGCGTCAAAGGTTTCAGTTACTGCATTGACCGCAATGAACTTTACTTTATCAGCCCGATCATTAGCGAAGCTCCGTCACATCGAGTTAATACATCCGCGATAGTTACGATACGGGAATTATTCACCGAACCGTATCTTCGTAATTGTGCCGCTAGTCATTTCGATATCGCAGAACAGCAGCGATTATTCTACAAAGAGTTCTGCCCACAGCGCTACGCTTCTGCGACCGAATTTGCTCACGATCTCGGTGAAAGGTTTGATACCTTAACGTATTTTGAAGCGCTTAAAGCGGCCAGTCTCTATCGTGATCTTGGTATCACCTCCATTGAGTACAACGCTTAAACAATATTGTCAATAAGGTATTAAAATGAAAAGAATACGTTGTTCAATCACAACCGACAGGCATTATAAACTGTCCTACAAAAACTCCCCTAAAAATAAAAAGAATGATTACTTCACTGAAATTAATCTTGAAGCCCAGATTGACGATGAAAGTAAATCATCTATCAATAAATCTTTGAAATCAATTACCGATGTTGATTTCATTCCTTACGTAGAGAATGAAGACAATAAAATGTCGTATCTTATTCTTTCTCACAGTGAATTTAAAAAGTTATTTTTTAAATCAATGCGCGCCAGTTATCTAAGCCGCAGCGAAGAGAAAGTTGAGATCATCCCTGGGTTTTACTGCACAGTCAAAAACATTTAAAGGAACTGAAAATGAAAAACATTTTTATCGCGTTGATTCTCTCCGTCATTTCCGCCACCTCCTTTGCAGCAGAAGGATACGCATCGCCTGATGTTAAATATGCTAAACCGTGTGTCGCGGAAGCCAAACAAAAAGCGGCGATCATGCTCAAGACATACGCGGCGATGGGAGAATGGAATTACGATCAGGTTGATAACCTTCCCCCAGCGTTCCCTAAAGCGTTCAAGAACCCGGTTCGTCCAGAGCAATACATTCACCCTATCGAGTTCACTGCGGCCGTCTCACGTTTCAATGATACGCGTATACGGGTCATGTACGCTAACTCTTCGACCACTGACCCTTCTCTCTGTGTTTTCATGGGAATTGAATTCCTTGATCTGACAGACGCAAACTAA